TCAGGCCCCCCCGGGTGTCCGCGCGGCTACCCGCACAACGTTTTGGGCGTGGGCACCGCCGAGGATGATGGCGATGCGCGTCGAATCGGTTATCACATCACCGCGTGAGAATCCGTCAAACACTTTTACAACAACTAAGTGCATTTCCATGAAGGCTCCAGTATTAGGCTGTGAAGGTACCGGCATTTACGATAATATTACCGAAAATCATGGCGGGCTGTAGAGCGGTAACAATGGTCGGATATTCCACATCGTACAGCAGATCGCGACGATAGAGTAGCGCGTCCTCAGATTGGTCAAATACCAACGTTCCGCAGTATTGGAGGCGGCCCTGAGAGCCATCAGCCAAATCGATGAATTGGAAACTTGCAAGGAATAGATCAATTGCGGATGCCGACGTGTCGCGAGCTGCGGGCGTCGGGCACCAGCAGGTGATGCGGAAGCCCTGGCGCTGCCGGCGCGCTTCCTGTTCGGCGGGCGAACACGCGACCACTCGTGCCAATAGACTGCTGGCGCCAGGAATTGCTAACGTCGTACCAGACAAGTTGACGATCCAGTTAGCGCGCGCAGAAGCCGCCAAGTTTGCTGCTACGGTCTCCGGGATATCGCCAGGTTGCGACTCGTAAACGTAACTGCAGTTGTTCGCACATATGCCAACGAGTTGGCCCGCGCTTGCCGTGCCACCAATGGTAACCGATACGCCGGAAACGGACGCAGTAAGCGTTGGATTTGCTGGAGAGGAAAGCCAGCGAGGTGCATATCGTGTTGTATTATGGCCCGGCTCGCCCTTTGGAAATACCGTAATATTGATCACACCCGCTGCAAGGTCTGCATTAAGCGCCGCGGAATTCGGCCAGCCGCGGTACATCCGACACTCTGGCCCAGGAAGACTTGATGAACCAGGGCCATTTGGGTATATTGCGTTGGCAGCGAGTTCGACCAACGCATTCTCGACATCTGACTGATCAGCCATCAGGTTGTTGCCTGCCTTACTGCTAGCCGCCAGCCGAGGTCAGTTAACTCGGTAGTTGCAACGACACCATTACGTGCGAGGTCGTCGGACATCAAGTCGCCAGTCTGTATCACAACCTCGGGGCGTGCCGGCAGCAAGACTGTCCAATAGGAGACTGATGTATTGTTTGGCAGGCTTGCAAGAGGATGACCTTCTCTCGGTGTGACCAGTACGCTTGCTGGCCAATTGGTCATGAGCGAGGTGACATTGACAGCCGTTATACCGCCATAAGTGTTTACCCCGGAGTTGGGCTGTGCTGCTGGACGAGTGAACGAGATCACTCGGTTGGTCTTCACACACAGAACGGGCAGCAACCTTTGCTGCGACGCTATGAACCAGCTGGTCTTGCTTTGCGTCAGATAATCGCCAGGGCGAGTGTATGCTGCGTCAAATATGCCACACCATAGCGCATTGCCATACCCATTTGGTTTGTCATGACTCCCATCAAGGCCGCCAAATGCAGCATGAAGACGAAGGAATCTGTTTTGTGTTGCGAGTGGGTTGTGTGAGCTGCTTGGTCGGTAGGCGTTCGTCATTACACCGACAGCTCTCGCTGCCACATTGGAGCCCCAGCGGATACGGTCTTCGAGGTGGTCGGGGTTCATTTCAAACTACCAGAGAAATGCCGCTGTTGCTCAGCGCTGGACCCGGAGGAATTCCAAGGAACCCGCACAACCTTCTGCGCCAGTCGTCGAATAGTTTAGTCCGATCGCGTGTCTCATCACGATTCCTGGTCCAAACGGCTGCAATGTCTGTGTCAAGGTTTTCGGCTGAGCGAGGCACTGCCATTTCGAGCACGGTCAGGGTTCCCAAGTAACGCCTTAATATCCCGGTTTCCGGAAGCGAAAGATTATTGAGTCGGAATTCGAGCAGTCCGTAAACTTGATAGAATCGCCATGTTTGAAACCCGACTGGAGCGGCGCCATATGCGGGATAACCGCAAAACCGCCGTGCGTCAGTCTTCTCGGAGTCTGTTAATGTCATTGTGACCAATCCACCGTCGACTCCAGGCCGAGGTTGTGCCAGGATTCAACAAGACCGGCACCTCCGGCCGGAACAGGCCAGTGGTACAAGTGAAATATAAGTCCGCCCTCTTTGACGTCAGCCGATGTGCTCTACCATCACCGCGCGCTTGAATGCGGCGTTAGTGGCAGTCGGGACCGTACTTGAGTTCGTTGTTGTGTCTGACGGCGCACAGAAGCCACCCATCCAATACCAGGACTGAGCAATGATCTGTTGCAATCGATCTATTGGCTCGCGAGTCACCATGGCCACTCCGTCGACAACCACGACGATCGAATCCGCCGGAGCCACGTCTTCGGCAGCCATACCGGCAAAGTCCCCTTCTACCAGCGCTCCCTGCCCACAGATGATGGGGCGACGTATCATGAGGCCTGCGAGGCTGGGGTGTGGCTGAACAAATGCCTCGGTAGTCGGCATGAACCTCAGGCCCAAGAAGTCATTTGTCATGCCTTGCCGGAATACCTGGTTAGCAGACGTGGCCCCCTGGAAGAGTTGTTTGAAATCCGGATCGGCAAACAATTGGCGCGCGGATACTGGATCCAGATAGCAGTTATAAGACCCATCAATTTCCGGGACTGCGTTCATCCGCAACTTAGAGACGGCGTCAAGCAGGCAGGACATGGCTAGCGTGTCGGTGGCGACGATTTGAGATGTGTTGCTGCGTTGCGATGGTCTGATGATCACGCACGCGTTTGCAGCCGTTACCGTGTTTCCTGCAGTGCCGTCGCTGACAGAGACGTTGGTTGAGAACGTTAGTACGCCAGATACACCGTTTGGTGTCGTGGAAGCATTGGTTGCGTCCGCTACGGCGCCCACCAGCGTATAGACGTTTGCCCCGACCGTGACTGTCAAGGTGTTGGAGCCACTGACCGATTGTTGGACGCCATTGACAAAGGCCATCAAAAAGCCGCGAATATCGTCGACTGCTAGAGACGGCCCGGCACTACCAAGTGTTACCCGTACTCGAGTGTTTCCACCAAAGTATGCGTTAAACAGAGCGTTCCGAGCCAATTCGTCGAGACTGCGTGCCGCTTGTTCGCCGTTAACATAGGCATTTTGCAGGAACTGCGAGGCGATGCCCACCCTGGCGGTTACCATGTTAAGATCGGTTGTGGCAGCGTAGTGGTTGATCGTGATTGTGTACTGCTCTACGCTCCAAGTAGTCGCACTCAAGCCGTTGTCGAAATTCGTGTTCGTAGCTGGAGCTAGTGGCGTGGTTACTGTGGGCTTAAGCCCCACACGTGTCTTAGTAAGGGTTTCGCCAATCCCGACAGCGAAGGACTCCCGATCTGCGCACGCCCGATATCCTAGCCGTGAGCGAAGTGCCTGCTCAAATTCGCGTTCGAGAAAGCCCTGCTGTATGATGGGCTGTAAAGCTAGAGGAAAGTTCTGGATTCCCATAAACGGTCCCTTTTATCTACTAAAAAATCCGAGTATCGTGTGGACTAATAACGCTGCTTTAACAGCGCCGCGCGAGCGACCGCGTATTCTGCGTTTGTCATTTCTGTGGCATGCTTCTGGCGTGGGGGTAGGACTGACGGAGCGCTCAAAGGGGTGGACGACGATGGCGCTCCGAACAGCCATGGTTTGGCCTTTTTGAATTGCCCCATCAATCCGATGGCATCCTCGATATCCCCCTTTTCGTTAAGTCTCATCTCCGAGAGGTCCAGAAGTTTCAGACCGTCTAGGTCTATCATTCCGGCACGGATCGCTTCGGCCTTCATTTCTGCCAGTATCAGTCGTCTGTCCGACTGTTCCTTGAATTCATTGAGCTTTTGTTCCAAGAGTCCAGCTTTAATGCGAAGCTCCTCGACATCATTTGTGTTTGGTTCGGCTATATTCGGGTTTTCTGTCATCACTGTGTTCCGGTAGTTACGTCTGCCGCGATGCCAGCCAGCTCGTTAGGGACATCCTCAATGTCGAAGGTGTCGGCAATCGCCTTTACCGCTGTCTCGCGGCTGATCAATCCGGCGGTTACAAGGGTGGTCAGGGTCTGAGCGTCTTTCTGACGATCATCTGCTGTAGGAGGATACCAGCGGGGCCATTTGATCGACAAGCGGGCGGACGTATCGAGTGCTGGAACCTCCCTTTCCATTGTGCGGAGTGAATAGAGGTGGGATGCACGAACGACCATTCGTGCAAGGCTTAGCAATGCAGTCTCTCCGTAGCTCACTCGCAAGTTGTCAGCAAGCCACAGCAGTCCCTGGTTCATTAATTCGAGAGCCCGCCCGGATTGCGCCGCCGTCAGGCGATCGGCGTTTGCACGGTTCCCATGCACACTTTCTAATGCCAGTTCGCGCAAAGTCCGCACGTATTCGATTACCGCTGCCGATGCGGTACCGCCGATCTCCAGTAATCTGGCGTCACCTCTTTCACTCACGACCAGGGCGTTACCAGCGCCTTTAACTATCTGGGTATCACTGGCCGCCGGTTCTTTAATCAATAGCGTTGGGTCACTGCTGTACTTTAGCCCTCGGCCGGCCTGGCTGAGTTGGTAGTCTATTTCTATTTGTGTCTCTATTGCAGCTCTGAACGTGCAGGCGCCGTCGTTCGAATCATTAGTGGCCGACTTACCCGGCAGGTTCCTGATCCATACTATAGGAACGAAACCGAGGGCGTGCCTAACACTGCGTCCAAGATCGATTCCAGGTGATTGCGTATTGCCGACCGCAACGGGGGTAAACCATGTTTCAGATTCGGTATCCCATTGGCGTTGAAACCAATAATCAAACTCGGGATCCTGGACTTGATAGCCAATCCCAAGGAGTTGCTGTCCTTTGACCTTGTACCGTTCAGTTACGCTGGATAGCGAGTCTGGCGCTTCGGGATCCCACGTGGGCGTGAGATACGTGCTGTCAAGCACCTGAAAGAATATGCGTCCGCGCAACACTCGCATAAGAATTGCCACGGAGCCGACAGAGCCGCAGATCGCTGCCTCTGTCATGATTTGGTTCAGGCGTGCTTCTTTGGTAATCTCTGTTAGGGATGTTTGAATAGTTGGGTCTGCGCAATCGATGGTAGGAAAGTGCCCTTCGCTGAATAGGAGAGAGACACTGTCTTCGACGACGACTCGCGAAAGCCCGTAGCGCACACTAGGTCGCCTGCTTCGCAAAGGTATGTAGTCACCCCCGAGGCTGCGTTCTTCGTGGAACTGATAGGGCAGGACGTCGTAAAGTGTTCCGTCCAGTACTCTATGCAGGATGTCAAGCATTCGCGTCCGGGGCGAATAATCCGGGTCCTTTGGGATCAAACTGCAAATTGTGTCGAACATTCCGACCTATGCCTTGGCGTAAAAGATGCGCCCAATCCCTTTGGGATCAGCGGCCTATGTGTGAGACCGAGAGAGTTCTCGTAGGGGGACCAATACTCAGCAGCAGGCCAAATGCGCGCGATAACGCATCGACTTGGTCGTCTTTTCGACCAAACGGGAAATCACGGAGCTCCTCGATAAATGCGTGGTTCCAACCAGCTCTGACGAGGGCAACGTTTCCGACCTCCATCTGAGACGCTATTCCCGTTGCCCGGGTCGCTTTTGCGCCTGTTTCCCGCGATGTAACCACGTGATGGCCCGCAAGCTGAGAGGCCAGGTAGGAGGTCTGGCTCTTGCCGGCTTGGCCAGGATCCACTGGAAGACCAATTGTTACGCTGCGACCGTCAGCGCGTGCAGCGATCGCGATAGCATCTTCAACCTCACGCGGGCTTCCGCGCAATCGGATAACGTCCAGTACGATGTAACGTCCCGATCCATTGTGTGTTAGTTTGATACCGACGGTCCAATCCGGATCGTTATGGCCGGTTGTTGTGGTGGCCGCCAGGTCCCAGGCCCGGACGACCGGGATGGTTGATCGCGTTATTGGTGCGTCGATGAAATCGAGACACGAGACCTTGAATAGCGTCCCGGTATTCGGCCTTGGCGACTGCTGGAACTGTGCTTGCCAGGCGCGTTCGCCCACAGTTTCGCGGCGGCGCAGCAAAGCAAGGGTATCCTCCCATTCCGGCCACAGGGGCTCGCCAGCAGAACGGTTCAATCGGTCTTCCTCCTCTGCGAGGGCGGGCAGCTTCAGGCAACGCCATTCGTCTGGGTTGTGCTCCATCAGACGGCCGCAAAGGTCGTCCTGGTGCCAGCGGGTCATGATGAGCACAATCCGAGCTTTCGGCTTTAGACGCGGGACCAAGTCGGACCGATACCAATCCCAGATGCGATCCCGTTGGAGTTGGCTATCGGCGTCTGCCTGTGACTTAACGGGATCGTCTATGATCGCCAGATCCGCCCGGCGTCCGATCATCGCGCCTCTAATTCCGACCGCGTAGTATTCTCCTCCCGACGAGGTGGACCAGTGGGAGTTGGCTCGGTCGAGAGCGCCTATGCCGTATCCTAGCGAATGAGCCTCTTCTGCTACAATGGACCGCGCTCGGCGTCCGAAGTAAGTGGCGAGACTGGCGGTGTGCGATGCGGCTATTATCGAGTCCCGGGGATGCCGCGTGAACCACCAAGCAGGGAGGAACATTGACGTGTAGGTCGATTTTGCCGATCCCGGCGGCATTTGTACCAT